CAGTAGAAGCATCCCAGTCGTGCCCAATTTTTTCAATAGAGGCAAGCATATCTGTATTAAAATATTTAATTTCACCCTGTGGACTTTTCCATTTGCGACCACTTGCCCAGAAATCTACTTTCACCTTATCGCCCTTAGCGAATCCATCAAAATCAACACACCTATCTTGTGTGGCTTCGATCACTCTGAAATTCTCCCACTTGGCGTTTTTATCTGTGATTACTAATTCACGTTTTTGGAATCCTTTATCTCCGTACGTTTTTGTTTCTCCGACAGTTTCGACCGTCCAGTCTGTAATTGTAAAAGGTTTGCTCATAATGATATTTTTAATTATTGATTTTATTTCTGCTTTTAAAATTCCAAAGCGAGTTGATCATGTTGCGAAACTCTTCCTCAGATGTACATCTGTAAATTTTTGCGGATTTGTACAATTCACATTTTTCAAAAAATATTTTAACGTTAAATTGTTTGTGCATTCTGTTTGTTTTAGCAATTGCGGAAACAAAAGAGGTGGCTTTGTTTTGTGAAAACCAATCCAAATCCTTGCAAGCTTTTAAAATTTCAACTCCTGTGGTCACATTTGTAGTCAACAGATTTATTTTATTTACTTTAAAATCTTTATTTGATAATCCTAAAGCTTTTATGACTCCTGGGACAGAAAACATTGAAAAATTCTCGCAGATGTTATTTATTCTGATGTAATCAGAAACATCATTTTGAACATAATAATTTAAATAATCATGAAGTTGCCAGTTTCTTCTATCTGTATTCAAAACAATCATATCAACATCTGCGTCATCCATCACATAAAAATTAATAGGCATGTTCAACTGCTTTAAAACTGTGAATTTGTGTTGTCCGTCTTGGATCTGACCTTTTGGATTTACTTTGATTAAATCTTGTTGACCGTGAATTTTAATTGATTTTGTCAATTTTGCAATGTGTTGATCTTCAATTTTTCGATTGTCTTTTTTAAATGAAAATCTGGAATAATCATTTGTTGTGAAAATCGACTGCTTGATTTTCATTTTTGAAGTGTCAAACGTTTCATTTTTTGAACGACTTTCTGTTTTGAATAATTGTGTAAGCATTTTAATTGTGTTTAATTGTATAGGTTATTTAAAAAACTTGGGGCTTTATTTAGTTTATATATACTTGCTCGCATTGCTTGCTGCAAAAGTCTCCGTCGCATGGTGTTAAACATTCAAGGCATTGGCCTTCTGAGGCCTCTGGAGGCACTAACTCCCTGTCGGGGATATAGTAGTTGACTTTAATTATTTGATCGATATAAAGGGCCATTCTGCATTCTCTTTTAAATATTCAATTCTTAAATCAAAAACGGTTTCACAGTATTCAAATTCACATATAAAATTATCCGGATGTTGAAACCCTCCGCAGTTCTCGCAAATCATCCTCTTTGCTCACTGGTCCGCTCTCCAATGTATGTGTTGGACTTTATCTCTGCGTGTTTGTCTGCACTGTGTTTCATTGCTGTTGTCATTCTAGTTTCGTCGTATTCTCTAAAGGCAGTCAGTAGCTTCGCAAGGTCCCAACTCCCATACATTTTCCCGTATTTCCCTTTAATTATGTCCTTAAAAATCACAATCAGATCGCTGACGTTTAAAGATTTGTGGTCCTCCATGATGAAAGTGGCGGCCAATTGTATTTGGTCTTCGTTCATATTATCTTTGACGCTTATTGATCTGTTGACTTCCATCAACCACTTGATTAAAATAGCGTGAATCTTGACCGGTGAAAAATCCTTTGCCATGCGTCCGATACTTGGGAGCCCTTTAATCTTTAAAGCATCCTGGACCGTTGAGATGTTTGGGTTTCTTAATGATATTCTGGGCTCCGATATTGCAACCGTGTTTGTTTGCTTTGAAACCTCCTGAGTTTTTAAATATATTTCCATTTGCTCAGAGGCCTTCGGTGTTTGCGAGTATCCTTTCAAGGTTCGAGTAGTCCGGTTGATTGTTTTGTTGTCTTCCATTAGAGTTGTGTTTTATGAGTTCATCTTCCCAGGCTTTATTGTTTAAAAAGGTTTGAGGGTTTTTTCTGTAGGTCTTGTCTGGTGTTGATTCAATGTAAGCAGGCAAGTAGTTGAGTATTTCTTCTTTTACTTTTTGAGGTAGCTTATTAAATTTTGGTTTGATCAAAGTTTTGTTTCCTGTTTTCTTATCGTACAAATCCCAAAAATCTTCAAAGCTTGGATATAGTTCAACTTCAGTTATAGTTATAGCTTCAGTTTCAGTTTCAGTTTCCATATGTTGATCATATGTTTTAGATATGTTTAAGACAGGTGTTTCATTATTTGTTTTTTTCTTCCTGTTGCTTCGTCTTGACTCACTATATTTTTTACGTCTATCAACCTCAGACTCCAATCTCTCATTGAAATAAAGACCGTTTTCATCTTGAGTAAATAAATCAAAGATGTCTTTATCATATGTTAAACATATCTTTAACATATGATCTTTCGTTAATCTTCCCTTTTGATGGTGAAAGCATAGGAGCCGAATAAATTTTCCGACCTGGGTATCATTTAGAAAATATGTTCCCGTTAAAAAATCAGAACTATAAAAAAGGAATGCAGGATCTTTCATTGTTTTTAAGTTTTAGTCATTACCCGGAATGGACACCGGGCTTTGACATTTTAGCGTGATTTCAGGGTCGCCGCTTTTTGTTTATCTTGGATTAGTGGGTTGTTATATAACAGATTGAAAACATAGTTAACTTGCCTTTCGTCTGCTTTAAATAGATCCTTATCCATGATCCGTTTTTTTATATTGTATTTATGCTTACTTGTAATAAAACCTTTAATATTGTCAAGCTCACAGCTTACATTTGTAAAGTCTTCTTCGAATGATTTATTATAAAAAATATGATTCGTAAATCTTCTACGTGTGTTTATTAAAGTTGAAGGATTTAAATTCATATAAATTGATAATTGATTAAGCGAAAAGTTGTAGTTTTTTAAAACATACCCTATAAAAAACTGTCTTGCTTTGACGTATTCTTGGAACCTAGGTTTATCAAATATTTTGATATTATATTTTTGATCTAAAGCTCTTTTAATTGGGCCTAATGTTTGCGAAATCTCTTTTTGTATGTTAGTCATAGAGTTTTAAAATGGGGCCACACAAAGCCATTTGATCAGACCCCCGGTTTAAATTATTTTTTAGATTTTGTTATCTGGATAGATGCAGCTGAGTGCTTAATCGTGGGAGCAACTAAAAGCTGGGAGTTGTTATCCAAAAAGACTTGGACCTTTTTCCCGTCCGGCATTAAATGGACGTCAGAGTAAGCACCATTATCAACGGAATCCCTTCCGATCGAATACATTTTCTTTTTATCCTTCAGCTCTTGAGTAAGCCTCACAATTTCCTCACAATCAGAATAATCATAGCTTCGGCGTCCGTCTATGTTTCTAATCTCAAAGCCCTGGAAGTTGAAAGTTTTTCCGTGCTTATTGGATTCATCCATTGCCAGTTCCTTAATATTGTTTTTAAATCGGCCAATTGCCTTCTCCATTTGATTAATAATAATAATAGAAGTAAGCGGACACAATTCACCTTCCATAACATTCTCTTCAGCTACCTCAATAGCCATCTCGTTTTTGGATAGCCAGGATCTTAAATTCATAGCCTTATCGACTGCGTTTTCTTTTTTTTGTTCCATATACATTTCGTTTTCTAATTGTTGGAAAATAACTTCTTGTTGATCTGCGTGCGTTGCTTCATAAGGATAAAGCTCTCTGACCCGTCCCATTATGATACTTTTTTAATGGTCCAAAGCTTGGCCAGTTGATCGACTTGTTCATTGCTAAGTTTGTAGTGATCTTGAGCAAATCCAATAAACGTTGTCCACTCTGGATATTTATCTTTCCAGTCCTGTAGTCTTTCAAGGATAGAATTAAACCCGGCATCAATAGATTTTGTTTGCGCCTGGGCTTTGTGGATTTCATCACCTGAAGCGGTACCGTGTTGTATTCCAATGCCGGCCGCTGTGAATGCTTTACCTAGTGCGGAAGTGTAAGCGTTTTCAAGTGCCGAGGATTTGTTGATGAATCCGTCTCCAATAACCTCCTGAGCAATGCCATCATAAGAATTGTATTTATCTTTTGACTGATCAAATCTTATTTTGAGTTTAATGTGAACGGTCCAGGTTTTAATCTCTGCGTAATACTGTACCTTTTTAATCTTCACATCATAGTCAAAATTTGATGCACAGTGTGAGATTCTTTTGTCAACCATCACATAGGGTTTGCCTGAGATGGTGACGGTGTCTAAATTTAATAATCTTTTCATCGTGTTTTATTTTTTTTAAAGGATCCCGTTCAATCGATCCAATTCAGATTGTGGGATGTAGTTGCGTCCTCCCAAAGACGTTGTGTTGATTTCTTCGTTTCTAATTAGCTTGTGTATTGTGGAAGTGCTCAAGCCTAGTATTTTTGTGGCTTGGCTAATTTTATAGAGTTTCCTATTGCTATTGATGACCCTATTTTGTTTTTCAATCGAATTTATTAACCGATCGAATTTTTTTTCGAGTTCAGACAATGGAGTCATTCCATAATGTTCTTCCAACTCGCTAATTTTGAATGTATTGTTGCTCATATGATAGTATTAATTCGTATATTTATATAATAAGATTGTGTATAACATGAGCTAATATACGAATATAAACCCATAAAGGCTCATAAATTATTGATTAAATACTAATTAATACATAACTATTTGAATGTTAGCCGTTTGATAAACCTTTAAAATGAAGACAAAAAAAATAAATCCAGAACAGTCAGCTCATGAAATACACACGCCTGGTTTTAGATTAGTCGTTGATTGTCAAAAATTAGGGTTTACAGTTCCACAATTGGCCCATGAATGTGGGATGGATAAATCAAGACGTACTTTTTATAAAATATTCCATGAAGGCCACACTCCAAGCGCAAGAATAGTGAGAGCTATTTGCGA